CCAGATGCACTCTCAAGGAGTACAGAATTATGTGACACCGCTCCATTATCAAGTTGATATGAGTGGGTGTCGGCTACTTCTATATCACCAGTTAACATATAATTATCAGTTCTTGTTATTTTTTTTATTTTTATGCCCATTATACTTATCCTTATTTCCTAGTCTTCCTATAGAATACTCTTCTTTATTGAATGTTTCTTTATGTATCATATAATTTTTTGTACCATCATTTACCCATATTTTACCCTTACTCGTGGAAATACTACCACGTATATATTGTGGATTATTATCTAAAAAAACATCAAATGTCAATTCCTTTTGTTGTTTTGTGGTATATTTGTATATATTAGTACCATCATTATACCATATAAAACCTTTATTTTTAGGTCCACCCTTTTTACCTCTTCTTCTTTGTGCTTCTATACGTTCATTTTCAGATAAACCATTTTTATCATAATATTTTTTAGAAAAGTAGCCATTTTTACCACCCTTACTACAAATTTCACTACGTAAAGTAACATCATAATATGCACTAATACCTTTAGATTTTAAAGTTTTATGTTGTTTCTCTCTAACTTCAGCATTAAATATAGCTCTATTTAATTTTTTATTTATGATTGCTGCAGACCTACCACCATCACTACACGCCTTATTTTTTTCATCATCGGATAATGCAAACATACCAGTTTTTGTTATATATGATATATCTCCATATATTTTTGCTATCTTTTTTTGTTTATCTTTTGAGTTCAAATATTCTTCTTCAGACATTTCACCAATAAAATTGCAATGTAGGTTTAAATAATCATCTTTATGTATTGCCAACCTAATTAAATGATTTTCATATTTTAATGTAGAATATGCTGAATCAAACGTTTTTAATATTTTATACGTAAAATCATCTACACCAAAAACGTCAATCAATTTTTTAATATGTTTAGATGATGTAAAATAATCAACCCAAAATGATTTTGGATCAGATGTTTTAGAGTATTTAGCCCCAATATATTTTAATCCAGTGGATTTATTTTTTATAAAATATACATATTTCTTCATTTTTTTACCCTCGTTAAACCGTCTATAATGTTATTTATAATTATAGACGGTTTAACATAGGTAAAATGAATATTAAAAGCTAATAATAACATCCTTTTCTGTTAAATCGCTCACCTTTTTCCAACCATTTTCAGTTTTCAACTTATGATTATCAGTAAATTTATATATTTTACCATCTTCAAATTCAACCTCATATATTCTAGCCATACCATTCAAATATAATCCAGTAACATCTTTAAGTTGATTATATTCATCATACACCTTTAGATTATTAGTAACTTGAAACGCTGTACCAGCTTCAATATTATCTGTTGATATATCTATTTCATCATTGGTACAAAATCCAAATATATCTTTAAGAGACATAACACCATTTTCTGTTTTAATTAATGTGTCAAATGTTGTGCATGCATTTCCAGATGGTTTCGCACAAGTTGTCCTTGCTGCAGGATTAATACCTATGAGTGTAGCAACTTCACGGTTCACTTCTTTTACAATTTCAGCACCTTTTTTCAATATGTCAGCATTGAATAGAATTTTAGGGTTATTCATCCAACCAGTAATTGAAACACCAATAAGAGATTCCCGTTCAAATATTTTTTTGCTCACATCTGATAGAAATTTGAAGTCTGTATAACCAGCCTGCAATGTTCCAAGAATTGCACCAACCCTACAGGCATGATAAAATTTCTCTTCAGTTGTACATTTACCACCATTGATTTCACTTAGATTGCAACCTTGAAAACCAGACACACCATCAAGTTGCGGCCACATACCAATTTCTACACAATTATGCACTAAAATACCAGTTGAATTTTTATAAGTTTCATCACCCTTAGTAAGAATATAAAAATTTGAATTATCCTCTACTTTAAGATCATAAACATCCTCTTCAACATCATCTTCAATTTTAATTACAGTTGGATTTTTATATTCATACCCATCCACAACATCTTCAATATATTCTACATTTTCAGGTTCTACATAATCTACTGTATCTGTTGCAATTGCTATAAGATTTCTTAATTTTCCACCAAATCTATTTTTAGAAAACGATTGTGGTGTTCTAGAATCAAGCATTTTGAGATTTTCAAATGTAATTTTTTCACCTAAATCATAAAGCAATTTCGCATTTTTTATCAATTCTTCATTTGTAATTCCATTAAAATTAGGATTACCATGTAGAAATGCTTTATTTGAAAGGTTATTTTTCCATTTTGTTGTATCTTCAATTTTAAATACTGCATTGTTGGAACCTGAAACTTCTTCACCAGTCTTTCTATCATGATCACTCTTATTAAGCATTTGTAAATTATCAATAAAATCTGGTGTATTAGATACAACATGGTCGATAACAGAACCTTTTGGTATATCACCATTATAATATTCCCAAATCAATCTATGTTGTTTATTATGACCATTTGTAAAACTATTAATTACTCTATAATTTTTTGATTTATGAGTAAAAAACCCTTCTAATTCTAATGACATAGAATCTTTTGCAACCACATATGAACCATCTGGTAACATTAATTTATGTTCTGGTGTACAACGAAATGTTGTATTATCACTTAATGTAATTTTGATGGTTTTACGTGTACCCGTTTTAAAAGCAATAGCAGTTTTTACATCTGTAACCCACTTTCTTTTATTTCCAATATGAGCAGAGTACACTGGAAATGGTTTATTTTCCATAGCCAACTCTTTAATAGAAACTGCATTTCTACCATCAGCCACCGCTACCATAGTATCACCTGTAAAACATGGGTTACAAAGAAAGTCTAAGTGATCGACAAAATAGAAACCCGGTTCACCAAATTCTTTTGTTTTCTGCATAACAGATTGAAATATTTCAAATGTGATTGTGCTACGCAATAACACAACTGAATTATTACTTCTTGCTCTTTGTGGGTTTGTGTTATACCAATCACCTGTTTTTGCATTTATCATATCATCATCATCTAATGAGAAGAGACAAATTGTAGCAGAACGCCTAACACCACCAGCTAAAACAGCATCAGCTGAATGCATTACAATATCATATGCATCAATTGTTTTAAGTTTATCTTTTCCACTCAAAATTAAACCTTGGAGTAGATATTCAATTTTATCCAAGGCTCTTCTTAGTGGTTCTGGTCCCGGAGCTTTAAATCCACCTGAAATGAAACTACCCTTTGGTCTGATATTTGATAAATCAAAATAAACACGTCTACCTTCATACTCTGGATGTTTACCACCACCAACAAAAAAAGAGGACATTAAAACGTCTAATGATGATGCCCAACCTTCAATGCTATCTTCAACTACATAAACCTTTGCCATCTTTGTTCGATTAGCGATTTTAGGTAGTTTCTTAATATGATGTTTCTGTACTGAAAATCCTACACCCGCTCCACAATTATGTGCAACAGTTCCATCTTCTAAAATAAAATTATGGTTATCTTCAACAGAAATATCCCAATATTTTCTCTCATCTTTTATTATAGTTTTTTTTGTTATTTTCATTTCATGCATTTCGTGATAATTAACTATATCATCATCTTCGGAAAGGTGTTGTGCTTCTACCCAACCTCTATTAGAAGTTAAAAATTTATGATCAACAGTACATCGAATGGTCGCACCATTCTCCAACTCTAACTCAATTTTTTCCTTATCTTCTGTTGCATTTTCTATTGTGTTGTAAACATGTTTATACTCATATTTTTTTGTGGTTTCATTATATGATAAAACTTCATCACCAACTTCAATATCCTTTATCATTTTATCACCTGATTTAATTTTAACCATGGTTTCAGGTGCCAAACATAAAAGAGTATGAAATATTTCACCAAAAGCTTCAGACCTGTCTAAATATGTGGATGTGCAATTTCCAGTGACAATTCCACCATCCAAAATAAATGATTTATCGTCTTCAACTTCTAAACACCACACGGTTTCAAATCTGTTAGTTTTTTCAATATTTCTAACATGCCATCTAGTTTTTTGTGAGGATGAATCAAATAATCTAAATCTAGTAGTACCATCAGCATATTCACCATAATTAGTTTTTGTAAATGAAACATCCCTTTCACTTATAGTATATGAACCAGCAACACTAAAACATCTACGAATAAAATCAACGGCTTTTTTATTTGATGCCTGTATACCAACAAAAGAATTATGATTAAAACGACTTTCTTTCTTTTCACCATCTGCATCTAGATAACCACGAACAAATGCTCTTATTAATTCTGGTGAATCTTTTTCAGGGTTTGGTAGTGTTTTTTTATATTTACCCGTATAACAAATAATATCACCATACAAGGATGCACTAGATGATGATTTAAATCCCATCTCTAAAAATCTATACTCATATTGATTATCTTTACCACATAAACGAACATTAGAATGATTATTATTTACAACACCATCACCATAAACATATCCATAACACCAATAAAGACGCTCTAAAAAATTAGCATCATCAAAATCAAATTCTTGTAAAATTTCAGGTACTTCTAAAAGTACGTCACCAACTGATAATTCATCTGTTCTATCACCGTTTTTTAAAATCCATGTATGATTATCTGTAGCATAAACAGTTTTAATAGAACTTTTTTTACTTAAAGTTATTTTATTTAATGTATTTTTACCATATGATTTAACAGTAGCATTTTTCCACACTCCTTTATGTGATAATACAGATATTTCATCACCATCATCAAAATCCTTAAATGATTTAATACCTAAAGAGGTGATGAATTTAGTTTCTTGTGCGAAACAATTGTATAAGCGCATCGGATTCTTAAGTAGCTGATCACCACCAAATTGTAATGCTCTTTGAGCACCCAATGCATATTTTTCTTTGTACCCATCTTCAGCAGTCTGAATAGCTTCTTCTAATTCTGTTGACATTTTATCAGAGTAATAACCTCTATGCATGTCCATTACACGTGATACAGATTCATCCCATGTTTCGTATTTATTTGTTGTTTCAGACCATCTTGAATAACCGTCAAAAAATTTAGCATTTGACATCATGGCACGACTATCTACTTGTGAGTTCATTTATTTTTTTCTTCTTTCTTATAATTGAGATTTTAGTTCGGTAGGAGTCAAAATAATTGTACCATCATCTTGTGGCTCCCATAGGAATAGTTGATCTTCTTTTAGGTTTAGGGATTTGAATAAATCAGGATGAAAACACATAATCAAATCATCATCTTCTTTAATAAGCTTACTTAACATAACTTTATCATTCATAATTTTCTCCATTTGTTGTATTTTATTTTTGCATTTATACCAGAATAGGTATTTGAATCGATAAGTTTAACAATTTCAGAAACGGACATCCCTGAAAGGATTAAATCGTTTATATCTTTTGTTGAATTATTACTAGGCCATATACAAATTTTATAACCACGTTCAATATATTTATGGTATTTTTTAACGATTTCTGCATTTCTAGGCTCATTATCTAGCACTATTACAAAAGATTTATCAAGTGTGTTTATATCAGAACCAGCCATAGCACATGAATTTGGTAAAAATAAACTATCAAATGGCCCCTCTACACAATAGGCTGTTTTCGAGTAATCTATTTCATCAAGACCAAATATTTTATTTTGGTCTTCATTGATCATAATCGTTATATATCTGAAATCACCATCTTCAAATGTTCTACCCTGAAATCCAAAACACGTACCCATTATATCAATAAATGGTATCACAATTCTTTCATGATCATATTTTAAGACTTCTTCTGAAAATTTATTTGGTATGATTTTATTGACAAATTCATAAAAATTCTCAATATAGAATAATTTAGAATATTGATGTGATGGTATTTTTCTACCCTTGATGTATCCCAAAGCTTTGGGTACGTCTGTAATCGGTATCAGATATTGAAATGGATCGTTCTTTTGTGTACTCTTAATAACATCAGTGCATGGATTACTTTTATATTTAAATTTTGGTTTATTCACCTTAATATCCATCAGATAACTTTGATACAAGTTATGATGATGTTCTCTCAAATATGTTTCAAAACGGAATGATGCACCACAATTATAACACCCATAAAAAAGTTCATAGTCCCTCTCATAAATGCTACCACGTTTCTTGTGTTTGCTTTTTTGAGAGTCACCACAATTATCACATCGAAATGTTGCTTTATAAGGTGACTGTGATATAACCTGAAATCTTTCTAAGTATGGTGATAATTGATTTGCATATTCTTGCTGAATTAGTAGTTTTTCTATTGTATCCATTGGAAACAATATAGCATAATTCATGCATCCTTACAAGGTTTCTTTTTCCTTTTAAGTGCTTTGGTTTTTTTGAAAATAATGGACTCTTTATCATTTTTAATTGCTATATTACCAGACCCCATATTATTTGCTGGTACTCCACCAGATACACCTTCTTCCATCAAGACTTCTGCATCAGCCATATATTTTTCTAAAATTAGGTCATATCGAACCAATTTACTGACTTCTTCTTCAGTCATATATTGACCCTCTTTAAGTAAAAATAAAGCACCAGCAAATGATGCTAACCTAGTTTTACCACCCGGTAATTTACCTAGAAGTTTTTTAAGATTTAGAATCATAACATCGAATTTAGAAAAATTCTCTCTTTCATCTCTTGTCATATCAGAGCGCTTTTTAAGAACTTTTCCATCTGCATCAATCAAACCCAATTTATAAGCTTCCCATTCATCAAACTTGAGAACAAGTCTTTTTAGAAAAGAATATAACATATAGATGTTTGCACCTGATTTGAATATACCTTCATGTAATTGTGTCATGTCTGATCCTCAATTGTTATTTTTTCAGCAATAATTTTAAATTTTGGTAATTCTAAATCCTTGATTTTTGGTGTCCCATCCCAATTATATGATAGAGTGATATGTGGAACAAATGCAGGCCACTCATCCTTCATACCCAAATTTTCAAACCTGTTACGAATTTTTACAAGATTTGTTACATTTAATTTTATCACTGGTATGTTGTTTTCTTTACCAAGCAAACCAAATGAATCAAAGGATACTTCAAATGGTTCTAATGTAAATACTCCATTTGTTATGTTGTGTTCAGATGTAGTATAGAAAATAGTTGTGTGAAACTCAAATGTTTTTATTGGTTCATTATTGTAGTTTTCAGATAAATCAAACCCATTTGATTTAGCATATTCAGTTAATAGCTTTTGGCTCTCACTTGTAAAAGTAATCCCAACAAATTTTCTATTAAATTTTGATAAATATTCTTTAAAGGTCTTCAAAAAATATCCTTAAAATTGGATATATCATTAGGGTCCATAGTAAATCTACCACCTTTAAACCAATTATACAATGGATCAATCAACACTGGTTTATTATTTCTTTCCATGACATTATCACCATGAACATCAATCAACCTTTCATTTGCTGATAAAAATTCACACAAATCAATAGCATCTTTATCATTATTTGGTATAGAATTAAAGTCGGAATAACCTTCAAGAAAATCATCTGGTGCTCTACACATCTCAATAAACTCATCAGATGCACGAGAACTATTATTCAATTTCTCAAGCCTAACAGCCATAAAAATATCATTAATTTTTATAACTTTACCTTTTATTTTAGGTACATATTTATTTGATTGATTTCTAATAACCCAATTCAAATATTTAAGATATGCAGTATCTTTCATGAATAATTTAATGACATATGGATATCTAGGATTACCGAAAACTGTAGCATATTTACCACGTCCAAATGATTTAAAACCAAACTTACCAAATAAGTCATTAGCTTCACCCTGCCAATCAGTGTTACGTGAATCAACCGTGTCAAATTTACTAACTCTATCCTTAAACATACCAATTTCTTTAGGTTTATTTAATTCTAATAATGACACTATTTTTTTGTATGTAATCATAACTTTTTCAACTTTTCCTGAACGTCTGTTAATATCTTAATTTCATCGTTATTTATAATGCGACATTTAACCCCAATATTACTAACCCTATCGGGCATTCTCTGTAAATGTACTAAAAAGGTTTTCAGGATTTCCTCTTGTCCTTCTAATCTCAAAAATAACATCTCAGTAGCCAAATTACCAAAAACATTATATAATATGATTATATGATTTATGATTAAATTTTCTTTCAATATTCCGGTTTTTTCATATTGGTTGAATAACCGTTTAATATAAGAAAACCTCTTCAAATCTTCATAAAATTCAGTTGTATCCAAAGAAGGGTTTTCATATAATTTCGCTGCTACAATAGTAAAATTCGCTTCATGTATTTTCATTTTTTTGTATAAACCTATTCTCTTTTGTAGACCAAATCAAATCAATTGTTGTTTTTGTAGACCAGAGAAAATCACCAAAACATTTATAAGTAAATAAAATTTGTTGATTGGTTCTTTGATATTCTTGAGGAATATGGACAATCCATGGAACAGATTTATTATAACCTTTTGGTCTTGATATGTTGTTATTTTCTTCTAATTTCGTATTTAAATAAGAAACCCGCATTAAGTATTTATCGGGTAATATATACCAACCCATATCTTCAATTATAAATTTACAGCGTGTTCTAGTTTTAAGGTAAGTAAATTCATATATAGGATATCCTTCATCTGTTATACCTAATTCATACATACTAAAATCGGTCAATACTGGAAATAAATAACTATCTAGTAAAGGGATAAAAACATATGTTGGGACTACTATACCAATTACTATGAAAAACCATATAATTGCTTCCAATATTCCAGTAAAGGAATTACCAAAGAATATAATCATTCTGAATTTTTACCTCTAGTTCTATCATCAACCCTATTAAGAGTTATTGTTAATTCAACGATTGAATCTGATAGTTGCACCAATCGTTGATTTAATGCTGTAATTTCATTTAATAAGCTAATGTTTCTTTGTTCTAAAGAATCAATTCTATATGTGTAGTCATTCCATGCAGACACTCCAACAAAAAGTAGTGAGAACAAAGTTATCAACCCAATAATAAAACTTATTGTGCGTTGATTTAACACAATACCAAAGTCTTCTTTAACCACAACTACTCCTATTTAAAAAGCAATGTCCTCGGACTAAGGACATTGCTTATTGTTATTAGCTATCGGCAAACACTGCATCATCTGCAGTACCAGTAGTATTAGCTACATCTGTGGTACTTGCATTAGAGAAGCTTGTAGCATCCCCATCAATTCCACCAGCAATTAAAGTTTCAATTGAAACCCTATCCGATCTACCACCCAAAGTAGCAACTTCAACATTAGCACCAGTTCCTGTAGATGTATTAATCGTTACTGAAGTAGCTCCAACATTAGCGAAACCCTGTCCTGCACTAGTAACTGTAACAGAAACAATATTACCTGAAGCATCTGTAACAAATGTACCAACTGCATTTGCACCAGTTCCACCTTCTACATCGATAGTATCAGCATTGTCATATGTTGTGCCAGCTGCATTTACTACAAATGATGCAACTGGTCCAGTTCCTAGAGTTCTATAAACCCAACCAGAATGAGTAACTGCTCCATCAACACCAGTTTCAGTTGCATCAACACCATAAACAGTGTTACCAAATTGGGCATTTCCAGTTGCATTTTTGTCATTTATTACGTTCTTTGGAGCATCAGATAGCTGATCTCTTTTACCAAAAAGTGTCATTTATTTTTCCTTGTTTAAGTTGTCATATAGTGTGTTAAAAGTTTCCATTAGATTATCACCGGAGAAAGATTCAGAGTTTTTCTGGAATCTCTTCGTTTCATCTCTTCTCTTCTGAATTACCAATCTTTTGCTTAGTCTGTTCACAAAAGCACCACGTCTTTTAGCCATTCTTTCAATTCTATTTTTTTCAGATGCAGATGCTTTTTTCAGATTTCTACCCTTGGATAGAATTTTCTTAACATTGGTAATAGCCTGTCTTCTAGCTCTTTTTTTAATCACCTTAAGGTTGGCTTTTCTTTTCCTAGACCTTTTACGTGCTGTTTTCATTTTACCCTTGAATCTACGCATAACTTGTCTTTTCTTTAGACGTTGCGTAACACTCAATGCTTCATGCATAGCAGTTAAAAGATCAGCATGTTCATCAATATCGGATAAATCACCTTCCATAACATACATGACATACATTTCAGACTCTGCCACATCATCCTTAGTTTCAGGCTCAAAATCTATTTCATTTTTGGCTTTAGATAGTTTCTTTTTATCATCTACCTTTTCATCTTTATCTAATTTTTTCATTGAAAACCTTTTCCATTATTTTATATTATTTATAGTAACAAAAAACCCCACTTTGGTTAAGCGGGGGTTTTTCGTAATATTAGATGTTTTTATCTAAACATACTATGATTATCAATGATATTAGATTTAATATCAGTTATATCTTTGATAAGCATTTTTCGTCTTTCATTGATGATCCTTTCTGGTTTCATTTTTGATAGTTCATCACTACTATACATACGTGTCATATTATCAGCATCTTCGATCCGTTCCATCATATCAACAAAGAAACCACTATTACCATAATTAGGTAGATATGGTAGACGACCTTCATTATCATAAAATGCCACACTAGCAACTACATCAATAACATAAAAATGATGTCTTTTGAAGATATCCCACATTTTCAAAAATGTTTTAGGATTTAGCTTTTGTACATTATGAACATGCATATGGTATTCTGCTACAAATTTACCAATAGTTTCGACCTTATTAGGCACCTTAAGCCTCTTACAAAAACTATTAACCAGTGGCACACCAGCTTTTTCATGTCCCGGATGTGAGGGTAGTTTATGTTCTGGTGTAATAGCCTTACCAAAATCATGCACCAGTGCACCAAACCTAACTTCAAAAGACTCATCTGCTTTAGCTGCAGCATCCAAAACCATCATAGTATGGGTATATGCATCACCTTCAGCATGCCATTTAACTGGTTGTGGAACACCAATCATATTAAATACCTCTGGAAACCAATGTTCCAGATGTCCAATTTCATTCAGAGTATTGAAAAAATTACTTGGTTTTAGAGACATAAGAGCCTTTTCAAATTCCTTGTAAACTCTTTCAGGTGTTGCATGGTTAAGCATGCCACTTTTTGCAAGTTCTTTAGTATCCACATCAATAGAAAATGCAGGAAATTGAGCCGCAAACCTAGCAAGCCTCAGAACCCGAATTGGGTCTTCTACAAAAACCCTATCATGATTACCCAAAACCCGAATAACCCGATTTTTGATATCCTGAACACCACCAAAAGGATCAACAACCACATCATCAAATGAGATTGCAATCGAGTTCATTGTAAAATCCCTACGTGACAAATCTTCTTCAATTGTGACATTTGGATCAAATTCAATTTGGAAATCATTATAACCCGGACCAGTAGATACTTCTCTACGTGCCATAGCATATTCATCACCATCAATGAGAAAAACAGGAAATTTAGCACCAACTCTTTTATCGGAAATTTCAACCATTTCTTCTTCTGTCATTCCAGTTACAACATAATCGAAATCCTTTGGTTCAACACCAATATAGAAATCTCTTACTGAACCACCAACTTTATATTTCATAATATTCTCCATTTGATCTACGATTCATTATAGCATGAATCTATTGAAAGTAAACATTTTATTTCATATAAATAATAAAAAAGGTATTTAATGTCAGATAGCTCAGTTTTAATTAAGCGTGAAAATAACGCTAATACTGGAAATGATGATACCAGATTAATTGTACGTTGGAAAAATAGACAACGTATGGCTTGGTATTCATTCTATGGTTTAATTTTTTTCACATTCACTTTATGGTTTGTGTTACCTGTTTGGTATAACTATATGGCTGTTGATACACAAGTTTGGACTGAAAATATTACTAATTCTGCTGAATGGTTTTATATGACACTTGGTGGAGTAATCATTGGTTATATGGGGTCCACTGCATTTATGGTACGTGGTAATAAAATAGAAATGAAAGAGGAAGACTTTTAATGAGTAATGACAATCCTACAGTATCAGAGGTACTTGCTAGAGAAAAACTAGACAAGAAAAATGCTGCCAGAGATGCTAGAAAAGCATTAAGAGAAAGTGAAAAACTTGATAGATTAATCTCAAAAGTAGATAAATCTATTGATGTGGATATTGATAATAAAAAAGAGTTTGTTAAATTAGTAAAAGAAACAAAAAAAGAAAAAACAGTAAAGTCTACTGAAATAACTCCTATTTCAACTACAAAAAGTAAACCAAGAGTAACTAATGTATCGGTCAAAGAACCTATAGAAAATGTTGAAAATGATGTTAAGATTATAGATATCAAACCAAATATATCCAAAGAAAAAACTCAATTGAATGTATTAAAGGGTATTAAAAACCTGAAAGATGAGTTTAGTTTAATAATTGAACCTATTAATATTATAGCAACGAAGATATCAGATTTATATGATAGTAATAAGGCGGCAAATATTAGTCAAATGAACATGAATAAATCTCTAGGTGAGTTTAATGAGTCACTTAAAACTTCATTACTAAGACGTAATGTTGATGATAAAAAACCAAAAAATAAAAAAGGTAAGGTTGAAATTACATCTAAAAATTCCAAATTAAAAAAAATAAAGGGTTTGGGTGTAGGTGCTTTAAAAGGAATATGGAAAATTTTGCCGGGTGATATGACAGGTGATATTATAAAATTTATGGGTTTATGGTTGGGATTTAAGAAAATTATTGGGTCTATAGGTAATAATTTTAAGAAAATAATCACAAGCTCAAAAGCAGTGATTAAATCCACGAAACTAATTATACCAGCAATTAAATGGTTAGGTAAATTAATGCTCGCAATTAAACCAATAAGCGGGTTATTAAGAGGATTAGCGTTAATACCATTGATTTTGAATCCATTTAGTTTAACTGTAATTGCCATCACAGCGGCTGTTGCTGCAGCTGCAGCTGCAGCTGCATATATGTTGGATTGGGAGCCAGATTTTGAAAAATCAAAAGCTAGTTGGAAAAAATTAAAAGAATCTAAAAGTTTAGTAGAATATGGAGATAATTTAGTACTACTCTTTTCAGATTTATGGGCTGATTTTAAAGGTTCAATTAAATGGTCTAAGGAAGCAAAGGCTCTATTTGCAAAGGCCGCATCAGCTTATGAATGGTTAGTGATTAAAAAAGATGAAATAGCTGCCTCTATGAAAAAATATGTTAGTGATTTTGTTGAAGGTGTTAAAACTAGATACAATACTATGGTTGCCGATACAAAGAAATGGATAGAAGAGATAGACGTGATGAAAACACTTCAAACCTATTTTGATAATTTTGTTGAAGGTGTTAAAACTAGATACAATACTATGGTTGCCGATACAAAGAAATGGATAGAAGAGATAGACGTAATTAAAACTATTCAAACCTATTTTGATAATTTTGTTGAAGGTGTTAAAACTAAATTCAATACTATGGTTGCCGATACAAAGAAATGGATGGAAGAGATAGACGTAGTGAAAACTATTAAAGATGCCTTTAATGACTTTGTGGATATGATTATAGAAATGATCCCAACATGGGAGGATATGAAAGGCTATATGGTAGGTTTAGCAACAGATAATAGGGCTGTAAATTGGGTTAAAGATTTATTTGAAAAAAAAGAAGAAGATAGAATAACACCATCACCTGAAGCTAATGCATCACCACCAACTACTGGTCCAGTTTTCCAAACAGTAACAGTAGCAAAAACTGGTCGGCTCAAACAAACGAAAGAATTAACAGAAAGGGAATCATCTGCTATGACAAATAGATTTAATGGTGCACCTGTAATAATAGATAAAAGTGTAAAAGATAGTTATAATAATTCTAAATCTGGTGGAGTAGCATCAGGTCGTGGAGTAGCAAGAACCACTCCACAACATACTCCAATGGATAATTATTTATATGGTATTGTAAGATATGCCCAATAACAACTGTTGATAAATTCGAGCACCAATAATTTCATTATTTCGTGCTTCAATTTCCCATGGATAATTTAGATATTCTGCATGTTCTAAATTATCTTCTATATCAAAATGGATATCATCCCAAAGATAATATGCATCTAGACCAATGTATATTGTGTCCAATTGATTTAGGTGATATTGTTGTGCATGTGTAATTTCATGAGCAAGCGTACAAAACAATTCAGCAATCGATGATGATTTCATGGGGTCTATCTGGATTGTGTTTTTATCTGAAATATACATTGCATGTATTGATGGACCATCAATGGCAATAATTTCAATATTCAAATCATCACTAAAATCAAAGTGTGATTTCCATATATCAACTGAATCATCTATATGTTTTTTAAGAGAAGTGGCACGATCTTTATAACCTGAATGCAACGCATCCCATACATTTAACCATGGCATTTTCGTATGCATAATAAAATTCCTTTCCTGATTTGATAACTAAATATAACCTATTTTCAAATCAATGTAAAGAAAAAAGGAGCTTTACAGCCCCTAATTCAAAATTTAATCTATTTATGTAATCTCAAATTACGTATGCTATCAGGTTTCTCAGACATTCTACAAAAGACGTAACCACAAGTTATAACATTTTGTTATAAACTTTTTTTATATCGTCTCTTTCTTTATAGAGATATATCAAATATTGTTTAGAGTCATTAAGTGAAGACATATAAGATTTTCCAAAAGGGTCAACGTGGTCATTTGAATGTTTTACTTTATTCTTCAGCCATTTATGAAGAGTAATAGCGTTATTATGTCTATATCTCCAGACACGAAGAAAAGATGCATAACATCAGAAGTCATAGCAATTCACCTGTATCAGCAAAATGAGTTAATTGTGGTAAAAGGTCTTGTACTTGTGATTGTGTCAAATGCATTCGATTATTTGCAATATGAGATATACCACTAATATCATTTTCAAGTGGAACATCAAACCATCCCTGATGAGGAATAAATTTTTTCAAACCAATTTCATCACAACCTAACCATACACATTCTTCATCTGCTATAACACTACTTTTCTGTAATGAACATTTTTCTCCATTATAATCATTAAATTCAATAATACCAAAACCACGCTGCGTAAACTTTTTCTCAGATGTCATAATCAATCCTCTATTTCTTCTGGTTAGATGAAAACCATGAAATCTTTTTAAATTCTTCCAAGCCCACTTCTTCTATGGCTTTCTTAACTAGTTCATATAATTCTTTGTTCATAATATACCTTTCAATAATTGGCGGAAAGCGGAGGAGTTGAACCCCAAACCTTGCGGTCCCATCTGTTTTCAAAACAGAGTCCATCCCCGGATGGAATCACTTTCCTTTAAATTGGTCAGGAAGGAGGGAATCGAACCCTCGACACCAGAGTCCAAGTCCGGTAAGATACCATTTCAACACTCCCTGTTGCTATAAGTGAAGGGATTCTGTTGCCAAGTCCCCCTCGAACTCCGATCAGGCTGCTAGAGCCATATTATATTATTATTTATAGAAAGTAAACATATATTATGCAAAATTATTTTGGAAAAGAAGAAATGAGTCCGTTGGTTAACAAGGTGGAACTCATACCCCGAATGATTTACTTCACTTAAGCGGCAATAGCCATTTCAGAAAAATTATCATTACTTGGTGTAAATTTTGCATTTACGTTTTTGAACCATTTCGGCGGGTATCATACCGGAAACCTAATAACGTTTTTTTCTACCAATCGAATCCTTTCGCCCCCATATATTGACTCTATTAATTTGGTGGAGGCGGTGGCATCGAAGCCACGTCTTGCCAGATATTACCGCTACATCAAGCAGCTTCATTATTATTTATATAGAAAAGGATAACATATGTCAACAAAAAAGAGTCAAGAATATATCAATTACATAAGATTGCGATTCTACATGATTTACGGTCAAGTTTTGACTTTGATATATTCTTGAATTTAATTAGTTACATTCCTACTCATTTGTCCAATCCAATTAGGTGTTTCTCTATATCCTTCAAAAACAAAACTTCTTTTACCCCTACCTCTTAGTTTTGTATATGCCTGAGCAATTTTGTTTGGTGAGAACTTACCAATTGTTTCAACCCTTCCATCACTATAAAGGATAGTCATTTCTTGACCTTCACCTTCTGCTTTAAATAGCACACCATCCTGATCATATTTCTTCATCCACTTAGTAACTAAACCCTTCAGCTTACCATCATCAACTTCATTGCCGATAATAAGAATTGAATCTTCTGATGTATCATCAATGTTATTTCCATCCTTTTCAACCCAATGACCATCTACATAAACATATCCATAACCCGCACTTTTAATGGATGAAGCTAATTGTTTATTAAGTTTAACGTTATCTTCATATGTATTGGAGCCTCTAAAAGCAGTTAGAATAGCAACTGGTCTAGCACTTTTGAAATGTGATGTAACTCGACTCAGTGTAGTTTCATTTAAAAATTCTGTAAAACGCTTCAATACTTTTCCTTTTTTAATTAGTTAATCAATCACAAATTGATATATCTGCCACTGTCTACCCGGACTAGGCTCAATCCACCTATAATTGATTAAGTTATTATGTAGATATAATTCTCTTCCAAGGGAGGGAAAAGTATAGAAAAGAGATTCATTCTACATAATAACTTAATCAATAAAATCATCATACTTTATATTTATACAAATGTAAGGCTATTTTATTGATCAAACTACTTTATTTAACCATGGTCTTGTAATATTTCTTTCATAATCAACAGTTGTTATTTTTCTACAAATCAAGCAACCTTGAACAAATCCCAACCATCTAGAATATTTATCAACAGAGAAACCATTTCCATCATCTCTTATTTTAGTTAAACAATGATTACACATCCATAGTAGGTGTTCCAATGATGTTGTATCACCACCCTCAATTTTAGTATGATCTACTGGAGTTACACCCTTATCTTCAATAATTTTCTTATATCGCTTGAATGCTAAAATAGAACCATTATCAGTCATTATTAACTCCCATAAGCACACACCACAATAAAAAACACTATGAAAACCAAAAGTATATAAAGTATTATACTAATCATCTCCAATCAATCCCACATCAAAACTACGATGAAAGTTACTATAAAACAAATTATTACAAACGTCATTAAAACCCTTTATTATGTTGGAAGGATAGGAGGGAATCGAACCCTCTTAAATGGTTTTGCAGACCATCACCTAAGCCAATCAGTCACTACCCTATATCTGGTTATTTATCTTATTTCTATTACCCTGCATCCAATGTTTCACCCATAAAATTCAACCAATTTAACTGAATAACCAAGCTTGGTTTCAATTTCTTCCATAGTCATTTCTACAGGATTAACCCATTCACCCACAATATCCAGATTATGGTTTGGTGCTGTAGCCTTACCATTTCTAATAGTGTATGCATGTATACCATTTATAGTAAATCTATGAAGTATACCATCAACAACACCCGTAATTGTTGGTGTTGTACCACCACGCATTTCATAATCATCAACATTGAGAATAAACACCACGTTACCTTTTACCAATCTATAATGTTTTCCAGATTCAATGATAGTACCATTACTAAGAATAGGATATGTTCTTTTGATGTTTTCTGGCATATTTTTATCTATTAAGCGGTAATGAGTAATATTATTCCAATCCACATTTGGTGATGAGGCGTTACTATATACATTACCTTCTTTAGTTAAATATTCAAACTCACCAGCCCATTTATTAGGTATTGGATTAAAGTTACCCTTATGTGTTTCCCATTTACTTGTATACACATTTTTCATCAAAATTCCCCTTAAAAGTGTTACAGACTTTTTGCTATACCAGAAGCCATCTTACCATCATAAAGATTTGTATAATTTTCTTTGAGAAAGGTCATACGTTCTGGCATTGTTTGTAGATTTGAATTTACCAAAACATTTCTAATTTCATCTTCTGTCATTTGTTGTGGCAGCAAATCTTTAATAAAGTGAAGTTGAAATTTATCCTGATTGGGAATATCTTCAAACTTACGCAAAATATTTTTAAGAATAGGTGTTACATTTTCATCACCAAGCGCATTTCTAGGACACTTATTTTCAATTTCTGCAATCAACCAATTGACAAACATAACTGTATCACTCAATTGATTTCTACGGTAATCGTCACGTTTTGTTTTAATTATTTCATAAATCGTCATTTACTTACCTTGACCTCTATATTTCTTGAACCCACGTTTTGCATTTTTATTCGATGGACGTGTATTAGCGCTACATCCAATAGACGTTTTCTTTGGACCATTCGCATTAATTTTGTTATCTTTACCATTTTTTCTTTGCATAATTTAATTCCTTCATTGATTTAAATAATATTAAGGTTTTTTGATAGAAATTCAGCATCTCCAGCGCACCAGCCATATTCCCAATCTTCCCAACTATCTAGTTCATAAATAATATTCAGATCATATGGGTTTGATTCTCTATCAAGACCAGCGACATATGCTTTATAACCTTCTTCATATGCATAATTCATAATGAAATCTCCTCTTGTTTGATTGTGACTACATCATAACATATAATCAAATGCCTGTAAAGCTGAATTGTTCTTTATAAATTTTAACGATAAAATCCGACGATTTAGATAATATATTGAAAATATTTGCTAAATTATTAGCATCACTGAATTTATCAAATACATCTGGTTTCATCTTTAATTTAGAATAGAAAACACTATCTGGTACTCCACCATTATATGGAATACCACGTTGTGTTATTGTAAATTTGATTGATTTTTTCATAATTTAATGTTTCATTATAAAGTATAAATTTGGTGGAGATTAAGGGAATCGAACCCTTAACTATGCGTTGCAAACGCATCGTGTTCCCGTTAGCACTAAACCCCCATTATTGGAACCGAAGACGGGAATTGAACCCATATTACCTAGTCCACAACTAGGCGCTTTCCCATTAAGCTACAACGGCATATCTGTTACGTATTTATCCAAATTTAATTACCTATAGCAGGTATCGAAACTGCATTTATATTGAATATTATATATCCAAAATGTTTTACCATTAAACTATATAGGCATTTTTTATTTGGTTGACAATATGGGACTCGCACCCAAATTTTCGAAGCTTGCACGACGTTTTATCTTAAACTAATTGTCAAAATTTTTAGATAAACACCCTTGATATAATTGCTTGTGTTTACTGATTTGGTACGGGTCGCGGGACTCGAACCCGCACTGTATAGATTTTAAGTCTACCGCCTCTGCCATTGGGCTAGACCCGCATATTATTTTTTGAATGTTTTTCGACATTCATGATCATTTTTCGACATTTTATTCTATAATGAATTTATAACTCATATTGAAATCAATGTCAACAGTTAATTTGGTGCCAGAGGTTGGAATCGAACCAACAAACCCTCAATTATCAGTTGAGTCCCTCACCACTTGGACTCTCTGGCTTATTAATTATGCCGCAACCCTAAATCTATCAGCTACGTGACTAGCGGCCCATGCATCAGGTTTGACTAGTGGGGTCACACCACATACACCCCTAATGTACCCAACTGCTTGTTGGATTACACAACTTGAACCATGCTTCACATCTGGATTGATATCCAAATGAACTTCAATTTCAAGGTCTGGTATCAAATCAGCTACATTCAAATATAATTCAGATACACGGTAAACTTCATTCATTAAACGAAGAGATGGTCTTGATTTGTTTTGGTCATAATCACGTTCTCTATCAACTCTACCAAACACAGTGCAACCATGTCTACCATTCAGATGTACGACCAAAGCAGTTGTATAAACAGCTTCCCAAATACCTTTTTTTAATTTTCGTTTGTATGAATCACATCCAATATATACCTTGGTATCTGGATATTCTTCTAACACTTTTTCTATATAGGCGCATGCCTTTGTTACGTCAAGATGTTGCATTTCCATCACTTCCTTTCATATTATTTATAGACAACCACTGTAATAACTCTGCCATGCTGCAACTGTTTCTTGATCATTATCATCAGCGCATTCTTCACATAACAGAGCATCATTAAAAATTCCTATATTAAATGGTGCCTATGATGAGATTCGAACTCACACTGTATGGCTTCTAAGACCACTTCCTCTACCAATTGGGATACATAGGCATAAATTGGAGCGGGTAGAGGGATTCAAACCCTCACCAAGAGATTGGAAATCTCGTATGCTATCATTACACTATACACGCATATATTCTATTTATACTTAAAAAGATTTTCTTCAATTTTATTCCATAACATATCAAAACCGTGATCTTCTCTATAAAGAACTTCTTTAAATCTTGGATGTTCTTTACGATACATATCATTCTTTTTACCAGATGCAGTATTTGCAATACGATCAATCAACTTAACATAAGTTGCACTTCGATCCCCTGCAAGTTTTTTATAACACGCTTCTTTTCTTTCTTTACGTGTTTTTCCTTCACCATCAGAAACTGCATTCACAATTTCCAATGCTCTCAATCCAAAACATCTTTCAATCACTTTTGAATCACATTCAGTATCTTCAAGAATATCATGAAGGAAAATACATACACTAATAAGATATTCATTTTCGCATTCAAATTCATTATGAGACCCAACTCCAGCATAATAATAATCGTCAAATTGAATTTCATATGTAGTCATAAAATAATTATGATAATTAGCGCATTGTAAAAGGTGTCCTGCATAATAACTTTCGTCACCATACTTTTGACCACTATGAAATGCTGTTGCTAATTGTGCAGCAATTAAAATATCTCGACCATTTAAATTACTCATTTCACATCTCCATTACAACTACAATCATTTTAACTGAAATCTTGAATATGTCAATACCTTTGCCCATTTTCTATTTGCATGGACATTCACACTATGTAAACTAATGTCATTTGCTTTACCCATTTCATTCATAACACCAACAAAATCACCAAGTTCATTTTCAAGAGAATATCTATTACCTTCCAATGTTTTTTGATTATAACCATCATATCCAAAGCGTAATATTTTACTTGCAGCCTGAATTACTTCACCAGCCTCTTCAATCAAAAGAATGAGTCGTTCGGCTTCAGCATCTGATGGTAAATTTGGTAGTGTTTCTGTTGATTTTAGGATTGCATCTGCAGATTTATAAACATCACCATTTTTATTTGCACTACTGTTTGTCATTTTCAACACCTTAAATTGGCATAGGATTAGGGAATCGAACCCTAGTCTTCAGGTTTGGAGCCTGATGCTTTACCACTAAGCTAATCCCATATAATTAACATTTATTGGTAGCTCAGAATGGAATCGAACCATTGTTCTACGCATATGAGGCGCATGTTCTACCATTGAACTACAGAGCTATCTAGGACGAAAATCATTAATTCCCTTTTCTATTATTAATTGGATCGGCGGGTAGGACTCGAACCTACATTTCTCTGGGTCAAAACCAAAGCTTCTGCCAATTAAATTACCACCGAATATTGGTTGCCCTAGAAAGAATCAAACTCTCGTCTCTTGAGTGAAAATCAAGGATTCTATCATTAAACTATAGGGCCATTTTTATTATATGTAGACAAAAAATGTATACAGCGAATATAAAAATTAGATATAAAATTAACATTATCAAAACATCAAGCAATTTTACCTCATTTTTTGGCGGGCTAGACGGGAATCAAACCCGCATAGAACTGATGGACAATCAGATCCCTTTCAATCGGCCACTAACCCTAAATTGGTAGTTGATAGCGGTATCGAACCGCTGGCTATTGCATGTAAGGCAATTGTTTTACCATTAAACTAATCAACCATATTATTTATCTATTTATAAAAATTCTGTTTCAAAACCAATAGAATTTTACTGGTTTTTTGCTATTTCAGATGCATAGTCATGTTCTGTTTTTCCACTAAACTTGACCATAAGTCCATTACCAAAATCCCAAACACCTTTTTTTGGTTTGCTATCATCTCCACATGACAATTCTTCCATTCTGTTCAATATCACATCACTATGTTTTCGAGCAAAAAATAGAATTTCCCTATTGGTTTTCTTTGCGGTAAAACCTAAGTGAGTTACAACCCCATTATCATAAAAAACAACCTCATATGAAGTTGGGCGATTATACAAAGATTCTAGACTACGAACTCTCATGCTTCACCCATTGCATTATAACCAATCAGTGTTACCAGATTTTCCAGTGCTTTAGACCTTTTGGACATTTCTCCCAAAGTCATAACCTTCACCTGCAAGCCAAAACTGGCAGACTTACGTTCACTGAAAACAGTATACAAAGGACTATCAGATTTTTCAATTACCGTATATTCCGTACCATTTGCAGTGAAGTTGTAAGCATTATTACCATCTTCAGTTTTTGCGGTTTCTACGAACATATCAATCTCCTATATGTTTCTCACTCTATATAAACACAATAGGCTATTTTTAAAACAATGTCAACCGTTAAATTGAATATTCTTTCATATTAGTTTGCAGAGTATTCAAAATATTATCAAATAACTTTTTATCGCTTACCATGGTATAATTACAGGTGACACCATCACCCTTTAACCATATAATTAACATAGAATTAACATCATTTCCCGGAATTAAGATACTTGCATATGTAGCATCTTTGACCTGACTTCTATATTTAACAGGAAACACAGAAACCATATTAGCAAATTTTTCTCCTTTTACATCAAATTCAAGCCAAGTAGGTCCGATCATTTTTACAATTTGATCTTGTAATTCAGTTTTTTTGAAACAATCTGCTTGTGCATAACCCAATAACATAAAATTAAATAAGACTGCACTAATAATTAATCTCTTCATGTTTTTATCCTTTATCCTTTATTTAAATGGGAAATCTTTATAAGAATCAATTACCCTGATTATTGATTTTATATAAACTTCATCTACTATAGATGTATACTAACAAGTTGTCTCATCATCATACATCCACATAAACACCATAGATTCCATTTCAGGTAATGGTATTAGAATTTTCGCATAATCATAACCATCAATACCATCTTGATCAATCCTGTTTTATTAACAGGGCGTATCATGCCCCTATGCACTATTTATGGATCAATCTAGCATGTTTCAAGCCAACATCACAAGTCGGTGTTCTTCAAACAAGCGCTTTCACCAGATTAGCTTATCAGGCTTTAATTTCAATTATGTTACAGTAGCAGCGTTTCCTTAGCTCAGAAGGGATTGGAAACCACCTTAACGTGTCCTGTAAATACATCTCCCGTAGACATACCGTCCTATGAGTTAGCCAATATACGGTGATACTAAACTCATAACGCTCTTTACGCATAATTGTCTGAAGGCGCATGATAAATAACGTACTTATCAGTGGGGCTTCTTCAGTATGTTGGTGCTGTTAGAAGGAATCAAACCCTCATATCCTGATTACAAAACAGGCATTCTATCATTGAATTATAACAGCTTATAAGTATTTGGTGCTAGGTGTTGGAATCGAACCAACTCGATCATAGATGTGCTGTTATGAGCAGCAGGCTACCCCATTTAGCTTACCTAGCATTGTAGTGTATCTATCTGTAGTGTAAGAGTCTTGACTTAACCCCAAAGGCTCTGGTCACTGGTTTCGAACCAGTCATAAAGAGATTAACAGTCTCCTGCCTCCACCAAGTTGGCTTGACCAGAATATATTTGGTATCCTGTAATGGATTTCCACCACTATCTTTGGTCCCTATAGACCAACGTGTTGATTGACACTAACAGAATATATTATTGGTTACACGTGATGTATTTATTGAAGTTATTTTCTACCTTTATACCATCCATCTGGAATGGTCAAGTTCTTTTCTATTCTTTACTTCATAAATAGTGTAAAATATTGTGGAAACCCCTAATTAATAAACTCATTACCGATTATTTATATAATTAGGGTTTCAATGTTGCAGGGGCTGGATTTGAACCAGCGTCTCTAGGCAATGAACCTAGCAAGGTGCCATACTCCTCTACCCCGCGATATTACTAAATTTTCAAATAACATAACCTTTCAGTTATCAGTAAATTGGAGCACTGGGTGGGATTCGAACCCACGACCTTGGGTTTAAAAGACCCTTGCTCTGACCTCTGAGCTACCAGTGCGTATAATTAGGGTTAGATACGAGCTAACTTCTTATTGAATAGAAACCAAGAAATCTATTCAACATGCTTTAAAATAAGCTACCTAATTATATTCTTTAATTTAAAAGCTTCTCTAATACAAGCCATTAAATTAAAGGTTAGATGTTTGGCAAACCAAACT